CACGCAGATTTTGTTCGGTATTACACAAGGCTCTCCTTTGAGGCCTTTCTGCACTCTCACATAGCACAGCGGTACGTCTTTATTTTTCTGTGCCACGCACTTCATCATATCCATCGTTAAACCTCCTTTAAGGGTATAGAAATAGCTATTTTGCCAAAAGTTACCCCGTTACCACGACAATTCGATGCGCTTATGCTGCGTGCCTACATTCAACAGCCTGAGCCGCTGCGGGTGAGAGTTCTCTGCAGGCTGCAGCATTTTCTGCGCAGCGTATCCGCCGTACTGCATCCAGGACTCCGCTGAGACCACCAGGTAGCTCCTCGGAGTGACCACGTTGTTGTACGGATCCACGACCAGACGCTGCGGCATGGTAACCACGCCCTTGTGCGAGTGGCCCACTACGAGGCAGTCCAGACCTTCTACGATGCGAGCGAACTCTTCCGCCCGGTTCGTGGGGTTTCCGGTAAGCCGTCCTCCAGCTGCGCCGTGCGTTACACAAAACACATAACTTGCCCTTGGCTTCGCGCCGCTCTTGCTCGTCTTGTCTGGCCTCTTTCCGAGGGACAACTTCATGAACACCACGTTCTCCCTGTAAAGAGTCTCGATGCCAAGCTTGACCATGATGTCGTACGTCAGATCCTGGTCGGCTTCCTTCGTGGTCCTGCGTTCGTGATTTCCGCTGACCGCGCACAGGATCCTGTCCTTGAACGGCTCCAGATACCTGGTCATGATGGCCTTCTGCTCCATAGGCCGCCAGGTCTGGTCGAACGGACTGCCCACCGCGCTCTTGATGTTGTTGTTGATCAGATCGCCCACCAGTATGAAGTACGTGTTCGGCTCGTCCTTGACCTTTATGAGGAACTCCTCCCAGGCGTTCGTGTTGTGCTCGATCGCACCCAGATGCACGTCCGCTATCGGCACGACGTTGATCTCGTCGTCGAACTGGTGCACGATCATCGTGTAATCATCTAACATTCAATACCTCTCTGTATGGCCCCGCAGGACAGGCGGCTTACGTGGGGCCGCTCTTATTGGATATGTTCACCGTTGGACAAAGTGTGTGCCGCCTGCCTGCCCATTACTGGCTTATTCGTCGTACAAGAGCCTGAACTTCAGCTCGCCGATGCTAGCTGTCTGCGTGCAGATCTTCGCCGCACGCTTGCACTCCCGCTCGCCGTACGCTTCGCAGAACTCTGCCCATTTAGGGTGCCTGCGCAGCACATCGTACGGATCCTCCTGCGCGACCGCCGTCCTGGTCTCTCGTTTGTCCCTCCGGACGGCTGCTCTGATCTCCGACGGGTGCGGTTCGTTCTTCTGCTGCTTAAATGTGCGCTTGTACTCGGCGATCACTTCCACATACTGAAATGCGCCGAACACATCCGCCAGGTTGTCTATCGTCGTGGCTTCCTGCCTCAGATCTGCGTCGCGGTAGTTCCGCGGGTAGGTCGCCTTCAGCCACCCGTACAGGTTAGCTGCTTCCTGTCGTGTCATATATGCTTCCGCCTTTCTCCAGGATGTCCAGCAGACGGTTCACTTCCGCATCGTGCTCTTCCTGGCTCTCCTTCTTAGGCTCGTCGTACTGCTTCCACCTCCGGCATACCGCACGCCAGTCCTTGATCGGCTTCCCGTTGATCTCCCAGCCTACGCTCTGGTAGTAGTCGTAGATGGCATCCGCGTCTGCCTGCAGACCCTCCTCGGAGATATAGGCGGAGAGTTCCGCCCGCGTGGGTATATATACCGAAGGTATTCTTTCCATTCTTACATTCTTTGATTGTTGTCGGTCGTGTGTCACTTGAGTGTCAGCTGACTGACGTTGTGTTTGTCGGTTGGCTTGATACAAATCGTAGTTAGGTATTGAAATTACTGAGAAGCGACTGTGTCGTTTGACTGTCACTTCGCCTGTCATTTCGAGGTGCGAAATCGCCGTTCTCACAGACCTTATTGAAATATCAAGGCTTTCAGCAAGCGATTTGTAGCTCGTTGCTACCTCCCCGCGCTTGATCTCCACACCGAGGAACTTGTGCGGCTTAATGTTCGCCGTCAGGAGCAGATGCAGGAAGACGCGCACCGTGTTTGCATCCTTGTACCAGCCCCATTCCAGTATGTTTCTGTCTATTTTTATGAATGTCGTTTTCTCCGCCATCAGATCCCCCTCTCCAGCAGGTAATGGATCCACGCGGCTGCACGCTCCGGAGCGCAGAACAGGAAGGTGACGCCATAACGCTCCTGCATAGTATTCATCGCTATGCAAAGGCGCTCTCCGGTAATGGCCTTCGGGCTGTCAATCAACCGTGGGTTGACCCATCGGCGCACACCTTCCAGGTCTTCGATGCCCTCGTCGTTCTCCACGAGGACGTACAGGTGACAGCCTGCTTCCTTGGCGCGTATGAGCTCACGCCTGAAGCGTTCGTGCTCCGCCTTGCTGCCGCCTATGTTCTGCGCGATCTCCAGCATTGATGCCTTCGTGTCCACCGATACCGGCGGCACTGCTGCATAGTCGCCGAAGGGGAGAGCACAGCGCAGTAGATGGTCGCCATGCTCGTCCCACTGGGCGTGCTTGAGCTCGTGTTTGCCTGCTTGTTGCCTGGTGTCTTCAATGAGCCACATCAGAACGGGAGCTCTGCTTCGTTAAGCTGATCGAAGCCAGGCACAGGGCTGTTGGTGGTCGGCTCTTCGCCGAGGCGCTTCAGCTCTGGCACCTTGAAGTTGCCGTCGCGGATGGCCTGTACGGAGCGTGTACCCGTCACGCGGGTGCGCTGGCCGATCTCGCCGCGGTTGGTGCGGTATTCCTCGTAGCCGATGAGCACGCCGATGTACTTGCCGACGAGGTTCTGTTCCGGCAGACCCTTTTCGGCCTGCTTCTCGAACTGGGTGCTGTTGCTGGCATCCACGGCCTTCAGGAAGCCCTTGAACATTCCGAGGGCCTTGTCCTTGTAGGAGCGGACGAAGCTGTGGGCGTACGGGTGTTCCTTGCCCCAGTCGTCGCTGTAGAAGCCCTTAAACTCGCCCTCTGCGATGTCGAACGTGATATTGAGGTATTCCTTATCGGCCTTGTCCTCAACGGCCGTTATTTCGGCGATATAGCCGCCTGCAGGCAGTCTCTTGAACTCGCCCGTGCTGGCTTCCGCCGCTTTGTATGCTTTTCCGAGTGCTTTCATATTTCGTCTCCTTCTTCATCAAATGCTTCCTCGGCCAGCCTCGTCGTCATGCAATACTGGCAGCCGACGACGCTGTTGTCGGTGTCCACGGTGTAGACCGTGTCGTCATAATTTAGCGGTATTCCGCAGTTAGGGCATCTCACCCAGATCTTCGGGTCGGGCGGATCCAGTGGTAGTTCGGGGAAGGACATTTACTTGCCCTCCTTCAGCGGCTTCAGCTTCCAGTATTCCCGGATAGCCGTGTCCACAGCCTTCAGGTCGTTCTCCATCTCGATGTCCTTGAACATTCCCTCTGGCGACTTCGCCAGATCGCTGCCGTCGCTGTTGGTCTTGAACAGGTGCTTGTCGCCCTTAATGACGCTATGCAGCACCACCGTGACCATACCTTCGATGCAGACCTTCTGGTCCAGCAGCTTGCCGATGGTCCTCAGCTTCGAGAAGCCGTCGTCGCCCGTGTCGTCGTGCATGATCAGATAGACCACCTTGTCCCGGGGCAGGTTCTTGATGTAGTTGATGAAGTTCCAGACGGTGTCGCCGATCTGGTTGTACAGCTTGAACTGATCTCCGGCGCCGTGTCCCTTCATGAACATATTCGTCATGATGTAGCCGAAGTCGTCGATGACCGCGGCATTGGTCGGCATCTTAGCCAGGCCAGCCATGATGGTTTGCATATCGTCGCCGTCCGTGATATACTTAAATGTGCCTTTGAAAGGCATCATCTTCCCGAGGATATTGACCAGGTAGATCTCGTCCTCGGCGAAGTTTTTCAGGGAGCGACTCTTGCCGGAGCCGCTCTTTCCATATACGATCACAGGTACTGCCATTAGTTTTCTCCTCTCTTTCTCAGCTTGTATTTGTCGTGATCAGTGTGCTCTACTCTGTAGAGGCACTTGATTCTCGTGTCCCTGAAGTGCGGGTTCGCCGACTTGATCGGGATCCAGCCGCCTTCGTATGGGATCTGGTAGAAGCCCCACCACATATTTGTCGCCTGACGCACCCTGAAGCGCTTGTGCGTGCCGTTCACTCTGATGCCCATTAGTGCACCAGGGCGTAGAACAGTACGCCGTTTAACCTTGTCTGCATTTCCACGCTGCCGTCCTTGTCGGTCACGTACTCGTATTCGGTATCGTCCCCGAACAGCGCAAGGAAGCCTTCCTCGTTCATCTGCACGCTCGGCTCCGTGAGGATTTTGCCGTAAAGACCATCCGGCCAGATGAAGTGCGTCGTGATCCGGATCACACCTTTTTCCCTCTCCAACTTGTAGACGTTCTCAGCTACCAGCTGCAGCGCCACCCGGAGCATCTCTCTCTTCGTCTTATCCATTTACACCTCCAAAAAGTTCTTGAACCTCTCGCGGATCTCCGCCAACAGTTCGTTCTTGTCTACCAGCTCGCCCATGTAGTAGCGCCGCAGGATCTCCGCGTGCTCTTCGATCACAGCCAGCCCGTCGGGCAGTTCGATGGCCTTCATCAGGTCGCTGTAGCCGTGCTGGATGCCATCGGGGATGATAGGCTGCTCCGGCGTCTCCGGCTGCTGCAGTCTGTTTTCTGGGATTTCCATCTTGTAGGTTGTGACGGGACCAGGCTGCCGCGCCTTCTTATAGGCGATCTCCTTGTCGCTCGGCTTCTTGCCGGTCTTGATTGCGGTCCGGCACTCGGGGCAGTGCTTCTGGTTGCCGCTCGTCGGGATGAACTTCGCCCCGCAGATGTCGCACTCCTTTTGCGGTCTGTTCAGCTTGACCGGTTCTTCCGGTGCCATCGGGTTGGTTGCGCTCATGCTGCACCTCCCATCCACATAGCGAAGATCCAGCCGATCAGCAGACCCGTGCCGGTCATCAGCACCAGCGTCGTCATCGTCTCGGCGAACTTACGCCTGTTCCATCTGTACTTTTTCATACCTTCCTCCTCTGGGCCAATGGCCCTCCGTGCTGTACGCCCAGTCGATCCGGCCGTCCGGATACTGACGTACGTCGTGTGCCAGCAGGATCCACCCGCTCTTGATGTTCTGGAAGACCGCGTTCCACTCGCGTCCTCTCTGCAGCGGGTGCCTGTCGATGCACCTGAAGTGTCCACCTCCGTGGTTCTCGTAGATCACGCCGTACTTCGGCCTGAAATACACTCGTTCACTCATGGCAACCTCCTGCGATCCATGCCAGGAACGCTTCCTTCGGTACCCTGAACCTCCCCTTTTTGCTTCTCGGCAAAACAGGGCAGCCTGGCAAGTTCAGGATCCGCGTGGCCTCCTTGCGGCTGCACTGCAGCAGCTCGGCGACCTCTCTCAGTCCTATAAGTTCCATTTTCAACCCTTCCATTCTACTTTAATTCACCTTTTAGGCAAAAAGAATGTCGTCATAGCTCAGCTTGACGATCTCGCAGAACTTCTGCGCATCTTTGACGGGCATGCTGTCCGGGTGCTTTTCCCACTTGCGATACTTGTACGCTGAGCAGTCCATCTTCTCCGCCATCTGCGTCTGGCTGAGGTTCAGCCCGACTCTGGCTTGCTTCATAGTTATGGCCATGTGCGCCTCCTCTCCGGGCGGTCTACTATATTTCGCCCTTGTAGAAATCTTACTCCACTAAAAGTAGAATGTCAACAATGATTTGAACTTTATTTTACTTTTTTGTTGATTTTGCGAACAATGCGTATATAATAGTAGACACGGAGGAAGTAACATGAGCATTGGAGAAAACATCAAAAGATTAAGAGAGGCACACGGCCTCACTCAGGAGGAGCTCGGCGAGATCGCTGGCGTCTCTGGCAAGGCCGTTTCGAAGTGGGAAAGCGGTGCCGGAGATCCTCGTATGGGAGCCGTCCAGAAGATCGCTGACCACTTCCATATTTCCAAGTCTGTTATCATCGATGAATACGACGAACAGCAGGATGCTAAGCAGCAGGCGATCCAGAAGGCCTTTTCCGATAGGCCTGATATGAGGATACTGTTCGACACTGCGAACGATATGGATCCGGAAGACGTCGAGCGGTTCATCAAAATGATGAAGGCCTTTAAGGGCGAATAAAAGGACAGAAGCACCGATACAATGACGCCAAAGGAGTGAGACAACATGGACAGCGTCATAATCAGGGTGCTGGATCTCCCGATGACCATCAGAGGCGCGACAGTAAAGGACGCCAACGGCGACTACAACGTGTACATCAATGCCAGGCTATCGGAGGACGGCAGAGCAGCTGCCTTCCGGCATGAGATCGAGCACATCAAACAAGGACATTTTTACTCGGAGGATCCAGTAGAGGTCCTCGAGCGTGAGGCACGGAAAGCAATATAGGATATAACATATAAGGAAAGGCGCCCCAGTGTGTGTAGGCCAGGGCGCCGGAAAGGTTGAAAAAGAACGCTGTGTCAGGCGATTGCTTTTTCTGTGCCCATTTTACCATAAGGAGGGCAAAATGGCAAAACCAAAGAAGACAAAAAGCGGGAACTGGTCCGTGAAGGTCTATGCGTACCAGGACGCGGACGGCAAGCAGCACTACAAGCGGATCACCGCGGACACGAAGGCCCAGTGCGAGCTCCTTGCTGCACAGTTCCGCCAGGGCACGCGCAAGCCTGCCGAGGATCCGCAGAAGACGGTCGGCCAGGTAGTGGACGAATACATTGAACTCTGCCGCGTTCTGTCGCCGACAACGGTCTCTGGCTACAGGAAGATCCGCCGCACTGGGTTCCAGGATCTGATGCAGGTCCGCGTGGTAGATCTCGACGAAAAAATCCTGCAGCAGGCGGTCAATACCGAGGCAGACAGAAGGGGCCGCAGAGGCCGTATTTCGCCCAAAACGCTGTCCAATGAGTGGGGGTTGATAAGTTCAGCCTTGTGGCATATTTCTCGCGTTAAATACGAGATTAGGCTGCCCAGACGGGCTCGTACATTCAAGGACTACCCCGAGCCGAAGGTCATAATGGATATGGTCGAGGGCACCGACATCGAGTTGCCGTGCATGCTGGCTTTGTGGCTTTCATTCAGTATGAGCGAGATCCGCGGATTGCGCTTCAGTGATATCAAGGACGATATCATCACGATCAACCGTGTGATGGTGGACGTGGACGGCCATCCCACCGTCAAACCAAACGCGAAGACGGAGACCCGCAACCGCCGGCACAGGCTGCCAGCCTACCTGCAGCAGCTTATAGATCAGGCGGACCACTCCAAGGAGTACATCGTTCCGCTCAACCACTCGCAGATCCACGGCCGTTTCCGCCGGTTATGCAGGAAGAATGGCCTCGACCTGACATTCCACGATCTCCGGCACATAAACGCCAGCGTGATGCTGCAGCTGAACATTCCGGAGAAGTACGCGATGGAGCGAGGCGGCTGGAAGACTCCGAACGTGATGAAGTCTGTGTACCAGCACACCTTCACGGAAGAGCGTATCGCAGTGGACGATAAAATGGACTCTTATTTCGAAACGCTCAAAAACAGGACTATTCAACAGGACTCAAGCGGTCAAACCCATTGAAAATACCACATTCGTTAGGGGTTCGACTCCCCTAGGCACTACCAACGCACGAAGCCTGCAATATCAACGGTTGCGGGCTTTTTGCTTGCAATTTCAAGGGTTTCTGGCATTTTGCTCTTGTTCCCTATTTGCCCGTTTTGTTCCCTGTTTTCCCGTTTGGTTCCGTCTTTTTTGACAAAAACAGGACACAAACAGGACTCTTTTTGAACACTAAAAAACCCCGAGCGCCTGGAGGACCGCCCGGGGAAAAAGAAAGGAGGTTGTAGGTAGGAAAGTACCTATTTGCTGAGGAGGATATTGCTGAGGATCTGAGCGAGCTCTTCGCGCTTGACGTAGGACTGCGGGCGGAAGTTTCCGTCAGGATCTCCGACCATCAGGCCTGCGTCGGTGACGCGCTTGATGGCATCCTCGGCCCACGGATCCGCAGGCTTTTTCGCCAGGATCGCGAGCCAGGCACGCATGAAGAGGCTGAACTGCATCTCGCCGTTCTCCTCAAGCCATTTTGTCATGTATTCGCAAAACTTTTCGTATGTCATTTCGTCCTCTATGAATGGATTTTTGATACAACCTTGGTATGTGTAGAGGGAAGTCATCCAGGAACAGCCGTCAGCCCAGTTGCCATTACCCTTGTAGCGTTTGAAGTTCTTCCAATCCTGTCCGTAGTATTCGCTTTCGGTTGTTAGGATGTGCTTCTCGTCAAAGACTTGTGCTACACCTGCTACATGACCTTCGCCCGTCTTGCCACCCGTCCAAACCATAATACCGCCCAAAGTCGGCTCTTTGGTGACAGTAAGACCTTCCCGTTTAGCCTGTGCGATAACGGAATAGGGGTAGTAGGCTTTCTTGAGGTACTGCATACCCTTCTGTCCTACTTCGTTGAACCACCCGTAGATCATCACGCAATTAGGAAGCGAAGTGAGGTCTTTGTTGAGCCGTTTGGGGTTACCCTTGGCAGGGTTCACACCGCCGTCCGCAGTATTGATATAGTACGGATTACCCTTGTCGGGTTTTAGGATGCGAGGGTGCATAGGCTACATTTGCATAACAGGATAGCCGTCTGCACTATCAGCCACAAACTGAAATGCGGTTACACCTGCTTCGGGATGGATGCCGACCGCACCTACAAAATACCCTAAAGCGGCGTGATTTATAAGGGATACGAACATCATTATTATACCGCCACCATCGCTCACGGAGATATACGCAATGTCGGCGTTGTTTATCTCGTTCCAAGTCTTATCAAGTGCCATTGTCTGCATATTAAGGGTAGCGATTAACGCACCGCCGCCACCGCCGCCGCCAGAGCCGATGTCGATGATGGCCTGCAGGAATGTTTCCTCGCGAGTGATAGGTGTCGGGGTTTCCACGCTCTGGCCGCCTGCCTTGGCGAGGAATGTTTCGGTTCTCGTGATAGGTGTAAGTTCGCTCATAGTTCTACTCCTTTTCGTCCACCTCGGGCAGGCCTGCCAGCGAGGTCAAAATCGAGATAATGCCAGCCACGAGCGCAATGCTCGCGATGCCGAGCCAGTCGACGTCCGTGAAATACTGGCCGACGGTCAGCATCGACACGGCAGTCTGGGCCACGGTCTTGAGTGCGCGGATCAGCGCGGCCTTGAGCCATTGTTTGGTGAATACTTGCATTTATGCGCTCCTTTCGAGGTCGTCCAGCCTGTGGTTGGCGACTTTGATCTTCTCGTCCTGTATGTTGAGTTTGTCCTCTGCGGCGTACATCCGCTCCACGAGGTTGTTGTGGGCCTGCACCTTTTCCTCGAGCTGCTGCAGGCGGTATTCGACGAGGGCCGCCGACTTCCTGTTGCTGAAGTACACGCCGAGGAAACTGAACGCGCCGGTTATAAGGGCGACGATAATTGCATCGGTCATTCTGGTCGCCTCCTAAATTAGTTCCTGTATTTTCACGCCGTAGACGTCCAGTACATAGGAGCCGTTGATGGTTCCTGTGGAGGTACTGTTATAACGCTGGTAGATGGTCAGCGTGAGGGTCTGCGGCGATGTGGTAGACAGAGTTGCGGCGTTCACGTACACGCCATATGGGGTAGTTCCCGACCGCATTGTCATAGTTCCACCCGACGAGAGTTTCCAGTGTTGCGTCGAGGTCGCGATCTGCGTCGACGATTTAGTCGATACGCTTGAGGTCGCGGAGAAATTGACTACACGGATCGTCGCCACGTGGCGGCCGTTCGTATGCG